CGACAAGCAGGCTGGGTATTCGTACCGTTGGATTCGTGTTTCTACACTTAATGCCGCTGACCCACGTAACTTGTCTGCGAAGATGAGAGAGGGTTGGGAGCCTGTAAGATTAGAAGAACAACCAAAATTTCAACTGCTAGCTGATCCAAATAGTCGCTTTAAGGACAATATTGAAATCGGCGGGTTATTACTCTGTAAGACTCCAACTGAATTTGTACAGCAACGCAATGAGTATTTTGCCAAGCAATCACAAAATCAGACGGACGCTGTAGATAATAATTTAATGCGCCAAAGTGACCCACGGATGCCTCTCTTTACTGAGAGAAAATCTACGACTAGCTTTGGTTCTGGTTCTTAAATTTAATTAGGAGTTCTTAAATGGCTTATCCTACCGTATCAGGCCCTTATGGGTTTCAGCCGATCAATTTGATCGGTGGTCAGGTATTTGCTGGTTCAACTCGCTTGTTCCCTATTGCTCAAAACTCTGGCACATCAATTTTTTACGGTGATGTCGTGCGTTTGAACACTGGTGGTACATTAAGCAAAGTTTCAACCACAGCTACCGCGACTGACGCAGTTGGTATTTTCTTGGGTTGTCAGTTCACAAACCCAACTACCAAGCAATTGTTGCAACAACAGTACTACCCAGCTAGCACAAACGCTACTGACATCCAAGCTTTTGTTTTGGATGATCCAGATGCTTTGTTCAAAGTTGCCGTAACTGCTGCTGGCGCATCTACAATTTCTGGTGTAACACAAGCAGCTATCGGTCAAAACTCAGCTTTGATTTTGACTGCTGGTAGCACAACAACAGGCGACTCTTTAGCATCTATTTCAGCAACTACCGGCGCAGGATCAGCAGTTCCAATGCGTATCGTAGCTGGCGTTCCTGAGACAGTTAATGCATCGGGTTCTTTTACTGAAGTGATCGTTAAGTTCAACTTCGGTGTCCACACCTACTACAGTGCTGCTGGCGTAGCAACTGCAGCCTAATAGGAGCTAAATAATGGCTATTTCACGCGCACAACTATTAAAAGAGCTCCTACCCGGACTGAATGCATTGTTCGGATTAGAGTACGCTCGCTATGGCGAAGAGCACAAAGAGATCTACGATACAGAGACCTCTGAGCGTTCTTTTGAAGAAGAAACCAAATTGTCAGGCTTTACAGCTGCTCCAGTTAAAAACGAAGGCTCTGCTATTCGTTACGACAACGGGCAAGAAGCATGGACTGCACGTTACAACCACGAAACCATCGCAATGGGCTTCAGCTTAACTGAAGAAGCTATTGAAGATAACTTGTATGACTCATTGTCTGCTCGTTACACCAAAGGTCTCGCACGTTCTATGGCGTACACCAAGCAAGTAAAAGCCGCTGCAGTTATTAACAACGGATTTACCAGCTCTGCCGCTTATTACGGTGGTGATGGCGTTCCTTTGTTCTCTACAGCACACCCATTGGTTTCTGGCGGTACAAACAGCAACACACAGACAACTATGACTGACTTGAATGAGACTTCTTTGGAAGCCGCTGTAATTCAAATCGCTGGTTGGACTGATGAGCGTGGTTTGTTAATTGCTGCTAAACCACGTAAGTTAATTGTTCCTCCAAACCTCATGTTCGTTGCAACTCGTTTGCTCGAAACTGAATTACGTGTTGGTACAACTGACAACGACATTAACGCACTGAAGAACAATGGTTCTATTCCAGAAGGTTACACAGTAAACCACTTCCTAACCGATACAAACGGCTGGTATTTGACTACTGACGTACCTAACGGTATGAAGCATTTCGTTCGCACCCCATTGAGCAATTCTATGGATGGTGACTTCGACACAGGTAACGTTCGTTACAAGTCTCGTGAGCGTTATTCTTTCGGTTGGTCCGATCCCCTCGGTATGTGGGGTTCACAAGGCGCCTAATAGGTTCCTTGGTTTTACTAAGACCCCGCTCAAAAGGCGGGGTTTTTCTTTTCTTCTGCGTGGTGCACTCTATGGCAGTTAGCACACAAAACAATACATTTTTGAACTTCTTCCATAGCTGCAGCAAAACAACCGTTGCTGACTAGTTTGCTGACTATATTTTCTTTTTCGCTTGGGTCTACGTGGTGAAAGTCTAAAGCAGCTGGATGACTAAACCCGCATTGTGTGCATTTAAGTGTACGTTTAAATGTATCCCACCTAGCTTTACCTATTGTTCTTGTTACTTTACTTCTGGCTATTACTTTTTCTTTATTTGCTAGGTAATACTCACGGCTGCGTTGTTTGTGATACGCTTTTCTTACGTTCTCGTCTTTGTATGGCATCAGGGTGTACCTTATATTTCCAATAGAGTGCGTTTTTGTAAGACCACGGATTTGAAGGAGTATACAGTTTAAATCCCGCATTGATTAAACTATTGCTGCTGGCAGGGTTATTTGTTGTATCAGTAATACACCAGTTCCACCCTAGTTTCCTTGCCTGTCTTAGACGAGCTTTAATTAATCTTAGTTGCAACCCATTACCAGTAAAGCCATCTAGTACACCAGCTCTACATAAATAACCTGTATCTGTCCACTTGATCGAGCGGACCAAACCCGCAAAGGCAACAGGCTTTCCATCCTCGGCATACACAATCCACCAATGGCCTCGATTTGTCTTGTACGGCGTATCCACCGGTAGTATTTTCTTTTGTAGAAAAAGTAGTGTGGTTTGAACTGACGAGACTCTGAGGTCCACTTTTTTGACTATAAATCGCATTTCCCATACCCCTCCGCTGATTTGTTTATTTATACCTATTCTACCCAAAAAACATTGCACAAATATAAAAACATGGTATTATGGCTTATCTGGGTGATACCAGCCTATTAAACTGCCCCAGCAGACGATATACCGATTAATAGGTTTAACTTGTATATAGGAGAACCTTATGGGTTTCGCTACACACTTAGGCCCTTGGCTATTGGGCACAAACAAAAATACCTCTGGCACAACTGGCACAACTACTCGTAATACAGGCTGTACAGTAGTTTCTCAATCTGCTGATGTTGTATTTGGCACACTAACTGGCAATTTAATTGCTGTTCCAGCTGGATCACAAATTGTTGACGTTAAAGTTGTTACCACAACCGTATTTAGCGCTGCTACAACTTGCGTATTAAATATTGGTGGTACGGCATTTACGACTACAGGCACAATCACTTCTGTTGGTTCTGTAGCACTAGGTGCTAATGCAACTACTCCGGGCGGTTGGTTAAACGTAGGCGCTACTGATACATTTATTAGCTATACATTAGCTGGTACATCATTGACTACAGGCGCTGCAACAATTATTGTTACTTATGCTGTTCGTAACTCCGATGGTAGCCAATTCCAGTCAACATTTAACAATTAATCTTGCGGGGGCCTAGTGCCCCCATTACATCTTTAGGAGATTAATTATGATGCAATATGACGTAAAACAAGCGCATATTAATGGTAGCGGCATTTTAGTTCCATTTAGTACTCGCATTAAAGGATTATCATTTACTGGAACTGCTAGTGCGGGTACTGTTGCTTTTTTTGATACTATAACTGCGCCAGTAACCACTGCTACTTATGGTCGCTCTGGAACTACTGTTACTATTAGCTCTACAGCTCACGGTTTGACAACTGAACAGGTTATTGGTATTGACTTTGCTGCAGGTACAGGCGGTACAGCTACTAATGGAAACTATGCAGTTACCGTTACAAATGCAAATACTTTTACCGTAACTGATATTAATAGCGGAACTATTACGGCAACTCCAACACTTGTTTATTCAACAGGTTATTGGCTAGCTTCTTATGATGTTGCTGCAGGTGATAGCTACAATAATGCGCCTTTTATTCCGGGTGAAGGTGTTAAAGCCCAAACAGGTGTTTATGCACAAATAACTAATTTGACCGCAGTAAATATTTTCTACGGATAAAAAATGACCGAACAAGTTCGATTAGAAGCTGGATATAATTTAGCGGGTCGGAGGGTGATGATTGGCCTTCCTTCCTACGATTACAAAGTTTCTTCAAAGCTAGCTATTTCGCTGGCTGAGTTTTGTTTACAAGCAACAAGACACGGAATAGACGTTCAAGTCTGCAATATTTCTGGATGTTCTGTTGTATCTCGTGTTCGTAACTTAATCGCAACTGATTTTTTAAGATCAGAGTGTACGGACTTAATGTTCATTGATTCAGATATTAACTTTAATGCTGAAGATATTTTCCGTTTAATGGCTTGGAATACAGATCCTGTAAAAGGGATTGTTGCTGGTATTCCAGTTGCCCGTAAAAAAGGCCAAGTTTATTTCTCTACACTAGATACGGACAATGAAAGCATTTTCATGGACAAGATGGGTCTAGTAAGAGCAAAGCGTGTAGCTACAGCTTTTATGATGATTCGCCGTGAAGTATTTGAGAAGTTGGCTGAAGCTCATCCAGAGTGGCTTTACCATGATGAAAAGAAACAGGGCGATGAAACATATTGCTTCTTTGACTTTGAATTAAAAGACGGGCAATATATCGGTGAAGACTATTTATTCTGTGACCGTGCTAGAGAGATGGGTTTTGAAGTATGGATTGACCCTACAATCAAGTTAGGTCATATGGGCGTACATGAGTTTGAAGGCTCGTTCGGTGAAGAGTTTTTATATCCATTGATTCGTCCAGTAGATACAAACAAGGAAGCTGCATAATGGCAACCAAAAAGAAAAAAGGTCCCTCTCTTGCGATTGGTCGTGGTGAAAAGCTGCCTGTATCTAAAGGTGCTGGGCTTACCGCCAAAGGTCGTGCTAAGTATAATGCGGCTACTGGCTCGCATTTAAAAGCTCCGCAACCCGAAGGTGGTGCCCGTAAGAAATCGTTTTGTGCTCGTATGTCTGGCATGCCCGGCCCGATGAAAGATGAGAACGGTAAACCTACCCGTAAGGCAGCTAGCTTAAAAAGGTGGAAATGCTAATGAATGATCCGTTTATAAATCTGGACGAAGCAACAAAACATATTATTGATTTTGCTTCGGTTGTTACCGTACTAGGAACCCTTGCAGATATGTTGCCAGCTATTGCCGCGTTGTTTACAATTGTGTGGACGGCTATTCGCATATACGAGACTAAGACCGTTCAAGGTTGGTTGGGAAAAAACAATGCCATCAACAAGTAAAAAACAACACAATTTTATGGCGGCAATTGCAAATAACCCTGCATTTGCTAAGAAAGTAGGAGTACCACAATCTGTGGGTAAAGATTTTAACAACGCCGACAAAGGCAAAAAATTTAAAGAAGGTGGAACTATGAAACCAGTAGATATGAAAAAGAATCCCGGAATGGCTAAGTTACCTACAGCCGTTCGCAACAAAATGGGTTTTATGAAAAAAGGCGGCATGGCTAAGAGCGATGCTAAAGAAGACATGAAGATGGATAAGTCTCAAGACAAAGCCATGATTAAAAAAGCCTTTAAACAGCATGATGCCCAAGAACATAAAGGCGGAAAAGGTACATCTTTAAAACTAGCTAAAGGCGGTACATTCCGCTCTTCTGCTGATGGTTGCGCCACCAAAGGAAAGACCAAAGGCACACAGATTAAAATGAAGTCCGGCGGAAAGGCTTGCTAATATGAAAAAGAAAATGAAACGCTACAACGGCGAAGACGGCTCTGAAGTAGAGTTTGAGACTAAAACTGGTAGAAACAAAAACATTGATGGTGGCGTATCTGATAGCGACACTCGCATTAAAGCGGCAGACTATGTTAATAGTAAAATTGAAGATGAGCCAATGATTGATATGCGCCCAGCTCCAAAAGCTAAATCATCTGCCCCAAAAGGCGCTAAAGCATTTACACGCGCTGAAACTGGTGGCGGTGCCGCACTAATGACTCGTAAAGACCGTAGTGGTATGCCTAAAGCAACTGCTAAAAAGTCTTCTAGCTATACACCTGACCACACTATGGGCATGGCAATGAAAAAAGGCGGTAAAGTTTCTTCTGCTTCCAAACGTGCTGATGGTTGCGCTATTCGTGGTAAGACAAGAGCTTAATATGCGAGCCAGTCGTGGTATGGGCGATATAGCCCCTTCTAAAATGCCTAGCGGGAAGAAAAAAACCCGTAAGGATAATACTGACTTTACTCAGTATAAAGAAGGTGGCAAAGTTAATGCGGCGGGTAACTACACCAAACCAGATATGCGTAAGCGTATTGTTTCAGCAGTGAAAGCAGCAGCAGTGCAAGGTACCGGCGCAGGTCAATGGTCGGCTCGTAAAGCGCAATTAGTAGCTAAACGTTATAAAGCTGCTGGTGGAGGATACAAGTGACATGGTCGAAAAAATACAAAGACTCAATAAATTGCGACAGCCCGAAGGGGTTCTCCCAGAAAGCTCATTGTGCGGGCAAAAAGAAAATGGCTGGGGGTGGTTTAGCAAAATCGCAGCAATCTTTAAAATCTTGGGGCGACCAAGAGTGGACAACCAAGTCAGGGAAGAAGTCGTCAGAAACGGGCGAGCGGTACCTGCCAAAAAAAGCAATACAAGCGTTAAGCCCGCAGGAGTACGCAGCAACAACACGAGCAAAACGAGCAGGAAAAGAACAGGGACAGCAGTTCGTGCCGCAGCCGCAAAAGGTAAAAGCAAAAGTAAAACCGTATCGAAAGGTTAAATGATGGCTGAAAAATGGATACAAAAAGCAATTAAAAAGCCTGGTTCTTTAAAGAAATCCTTGGGCGTTGCTGCCGATAAAAAGATTCCAGCAAGCAAACTAGCTGCAGCTGCAAAGAAACCCGGCAAGATGGGTAAGCGGGCTAGGCTTGCGGAAACCTTGAAAGGTTTAAAAAAGTGAACGATTTCATGCAAGTTCAGATTGATGCGTCTGAACGGTTATACAAAATGATGGTGGAAGATCACAAAGAACGTGTTAGAGATATGGCAATATGGGCGGATACAAGCGTTGGCCTAATGAAAAAGTTAGATGAGCGTGACGCAGAAATAATTAAATTGCGTGAAGAAATATCAATACTAAAAGCGAATAAATAATGGCTGTTACATCCGGACAAACTAGCTTTAACCTAGACCTCTCTGAGCTTATTGAAGAAGCCTTTGAGCGTTGTGGCTCGCAGT